ATCGTACTGCTGTCCACTGTGTAAAAATGGCTCATCAGATATTCGTAATCTCTTAATTTATCCATGGATATGTCTACTTTAGCCTCCGGTATCTTCACCATCTCCTGCTGCGTGACACTTTGCCCCTGCGTAATGAGCTTTCCATTTTCATCCTTATCGTAACCCATAAACATCTTAGTATTTATGGTCGGCTTTCCTTTTTGAAAATTGTGCCGTATTGCCCATTTACAGTTCTCGGAAATATTTCTTGATTCTTCCTGGGCCAGAGAACTCAAAATGGTAAATAAGAGCTCTCCAGAAGCGTCCATCGTATTGATACCTTCCTTTTCAAATATAATTGGAATTCGTAACTCCTTCAGCTTTCTGGAATAATACAGGCAGTCCTGAGTATTTCTCGCAAATCTGGATATTGACTTTGTAATCACCTTATCAATCTTTCCTTCTTCACAATCCGCAATCATCTGGTTAAATCCATCACGTTTCTTTGTGTTTGTCGCTGTAATACCTTCATCTGCATAAATACCTGCCAGCTCATATTCTTTATGCTTATCTACATACTTGCTGTAATATTCCTTTTGATTCTCAAATGAGCTGGCCTGTTCCTCATGATCTGTTGATACTCGACAATACGCTGCCAGTCTAATCTTCTCTGCCGCCGGCGCTGTACTCTTTGCGCTGTGGCTTCTCTTCTTTGCAGGTATAACTGTAATGTTTCTCTCCATTTTCCTTGTCCTCCTTAATCCAATAAAATCCATCCCATTCTGGGAGCCTATTTAATACTTCCACCGGCACCCTCACGCCTTTGCAATAACTCTTTCCTCGACTCGCCATCCCATTACATATGAACTCTACTAATCCGTCATATCGTCTTGACCGGGTTAATAAGTGTCCGCACTCTGCGCAGTAAACTCTCCTGTAATATGGATAATTCTCGACATTGTAGGCTGGCAATGGTGGAAGTTTCTTCTTTGTATGATTCTTTTTCCAGGTGCTCTCCTTCACATAACTGTGCTGCTTGTGAAGTGGCTTATCTGGATCAAAGCTAATATAAATGTTTCCATCAATTTCTCCCCAGCTTTCAATCACCTTTTGCGGCACTGATACTCCGCTGCAAAATCCTTTTCCCTGCCGATTACGTCTTCCGCAGGAGAAGCTGTATTGCGCACCACTTTTCGTTTTCTGCCCATGTAATACTCCGCCACACTTCGCACAGTGTAATTTATGGATATATGGGTAGTTCTCCTCTGTAAGCGGCTTCATTTCCAAATGCGTTGTTCGTTCCTTGGCTCTATCGTCAATCACCTTATTTGCTGCATTCCATAGTCGTTTGCTCATGATCATTCTCAATATAAAAGGAAGGCACTAATGTCTGATTAACATGTACCTTCCTCTCTGAATCGGTATAAGTCCTTTGCATAATGTAATCGCCCTTATATGCTACATTGCGGACTGTTTTATAAACCCACTGCGCTGTAAATGGCTTTCCGCTTTTCAGTGTAATTCCTTTCGCTGCTGCCATCTTGACAATGGTCTGCGTTGAATAATTTTCTTTCACCCACTGGAATATCTGCTTCACGCCTTCTGCTTCCTTTGGAACAATCTGAATTTCATTATTTTCAGTCATATCAAATCCAAGTGTTTTCCTAAGCTGGTATTCCGGCCTGCCTTCTGAAAACTTCCTCTTAAATGTCATCTGGGCCAATTCCCGGTATGTCTCACTCTCACCTTGTGCAAATGCTGCATAAACCGTAAGAAGAAGTTCACCGCCCTCATTTAGCGTATTCATATTCTGCAATTCGAAAAAAACACCAATACCTAATGATTTTAGCTCTCTCGTAGCTTTCAATAAGGTATTGGTGTTTCTTGCAAATCTTGTAATCGACTTCGTTATAATCAGATCAATCTTTCCTGATCTGGCATCTTTCATCATTTCTTGGAAGCCTGGACGTTTTTCTTTATACCCAGATATTCCAAAGTCATAATACACATTGACAAATTCATAATCCGGATTACTTTTTATCAGTTCTTCATAGTGCTCTATCTGATTTTCGATGGAGCCTTCCTGAATTTCCGTTTCTGTCGAAACTCGGCAATAAGCTGCAACTCGGATGCGTCCTTTTCTTGTATTTTTGCTCTTAATAACCTGTACACTCATGGCTTTTCTCCTTTCCTGGTAGTGTCACATGTTACCATACAATCTGCATATTAGCCAGTCCAATCTACCCTTGTATTTGCTAAAATCAATCACAAGGTAAAAATATAAAGGCCCAGAAGGGAATGTCCCTCTGAGCCCATATACTATGATAAAAGTTTGTTTACTCTGGCCTGAATTTCTGAATAATTATATCCAGCATTTTCTAAGCGCTGCTTACGCTCATTGCCATTTCCCCAATCTCCATGAATCACTTCTCTTGCAATCTCATCCACAGACTTCTTTGGATTTACTCCCAGCTTACCATTTACAATCTCCTGGATCTCAGAATAATTGTAACCAGCTTCTGCAAGTCTCTCTTTTCGTTCTGTACCATTGCCCCATTTGCCAGCAATTACCTCATTTGCAATCTCTGCATTTGATTTCCTGGCTGGAGCTGAAGAACTGCCTTTACTATATCCATTAAGACCTGCTGCCTTAATTTTTGCAGGATAATCCACGTAGCAGTAATCCTGATCACAAGTCTGACCATTGATCTTATTGCTACGGATAAGATTTGTCTCTCCACCAAACTGCCACATCTGTGTTTCTGCGCCACTGGAAGGAGCTGGCTTACTCTTTCCCCATCGTGCAACCCAATGGCTATATCTGGTAAGCTCACCATCATTCATTTCACTGTTAAAAAATGATTCCGATGAATAAATGCCAACCCAATAACCTGCTGCTTCCATAATAGAACAAAATGCTTTCACAATCTCTGTAAGAGTTACTCTGTCATTGTCTGTGATCATTCTACCCTCAACATCATAAAAGACAGGGTATTCATATTTCTTTCCACTAAGGATTGAAATAAAATACTCTGCCTCTTTCTTTGCTTCTGCTACACTCTTTGCATTACCATAGAAGTACGCTCCCTTTGGAAGGCCACACTCTTCACATCTTTTATAGTTGGATTCAAACTTGCTATCCTTATAAAGCCCTGCGTCACCGCCACCAGCTTTAATTATTGCAAACTCTACACCTTCGTTACTCTTTGCCCTGGCAAAATTGAAATCTCCCTGCCAGTGGCTTACATCAATCCCAAATTTCTGACTCATAAATCATTCCTCCTTGTCATCATC